ACATCTCATTGAACGCTCACGGAGTACTCACTGAGTACTCTCTCTTAATTAAGTTAAGTTAAGTTTAATTAAGATTAGTTAAGAACTACATGGGCGAAGTTGTTTTGTTTTGCTTATCTCTTTGCTCAAATTACCCCCGTCATGGTGTCACAAGCAGTCACAAGTTGGTTCCCAGTGAAACCTATACAATCTACCCTATCCCCTAAGAAAGTTCCTCACAGGCTTTCTCAGGGGATTTTGTTTTAATCCTGAAACTCCCCCTTGACACTATATATACCATGTGCTAGAATAGGGTACATTCAAAAACAAACCAAGTTATAGGAGACGACAATGGAGATGTGCAAAGAACTTTCAGAGGCAGTTGAAGAAAAGAGTATTGGTGTAGATAAAGATGGCGAATTTTATACTATTACACTATCAAAACAAGCCCAATCCTACAACGATGAAGATGAATACGTTTGCCTTACACTGAAATTTTGCCCGTTTTGTGGAAGCGATCTAACCCCGCGAAAAGCTGATTACAAAACACAATTAAGCACATTGCTTTTGATGCTTATTCGAAAGCAAGATCAGATTACTCATATCAACGAAAAAGGAACAGCATTTAAGTGTGCAACTAGCAAACATATTTTAGAGAGAAATCAAATTATGGACGAGATAGAAAAGTTGTTTGCAAAGGTCTCTCCCCCTCATCTAGTGTGTAACGATCAAGCTGATTTCAGAGAGAAATAAAATTATGAAAATGTCAAGAGCATTAGCCGCAAAAACCGTAGACAGGTATGTTTGCTCCAATTGTTGGGGGCATTTAGTCGAAACTTTTGGTAAAGACCCAAGTGTGTCGGACGTGACTTGTCCTGTTTGTGGCGATGATTTAAAAGGGTTTGTATCAAAGTATTATGCAGAACGCCGGCGCGAGGAAAGTGTTGGCGAACTGATGGATGTAAAACACATGCTCAGACAATTGGGTATTGTGAAGAATCCGCATGAAGGTAAATCATCCGGCGATATTTTGTCGGAACTTGGGTTTTAGTGAAAAGGAGTAAAAATGCCCATCAAAGGAATGACCAACAGAGACCTTGCTTTTCCAACTATCGGACAGATTAGAAAGGGGAGCAAAAAGACAAGCAACGCGCCCGGCCGCGACCTGACGTATTTTCGGGTTGTGTTTGACGAACTTGAAAAAGAATCCGAGCGCGTGTTTAACCTGTATTACGATAATGAACCGCGCAGTATTCGGATTATTCTTCCGTTCAACGATATTGATAGAGTTTGGGACGCGTGGCTTGAAGCCTATACTGCCGGAAGGATGGTAGCCCGTTCAGACGGTGAATTTGTTCAATTTGCCACGGACGGAATAACAGGTGAGATCATCGTCAAGAATGGCGTTAGTATTGCTACGGGGCAACCCGTTCCTCATCCCGCCGATAATATCGCCGGATATGATTATAAAGACCGACCTATTGAATACAAGCACCACGGTCGATTGAAGGTGATTATTCCAGAACTTGAACGTGCCGCTTATTTGACCGTCATCACTACTGGTAAATGGGACGTTGCAAACATGGACGCTGAACTGCGCGGGTTTCATGCCTTGAATAACGGTCAGATTGCAGGTATCCCCCTTATTATTCTCCGGAAGCCGGAAGAGAAACCGGTTACTATCAATGGGAAGAGGGTTCGTAAGATTTTTTGGAACATCCACATTGAAGCCGCTTCTGATTGGATGCGCGGTAAATTCAACGATCTGATGCGTCAAGCCCTTCCCGACGTTGTTGATGGCGAAGCACTTGCTCTACCCGAACACGCAACTTTGGTTGATGAAGCCGAGAATATCGGTGGTGTCGTAGTAGAAACATCTGATTTACCGCCAGTTGTTGCTGAAAATGTTAAGCAAGAATTTGGCAAAGATATGAACGCAAATGATTTTTGGGATGTTGTCTATAATGAATTAAATCTTACGCCGAGTGCTGGAAAGAAGGCGTTGCAAGATAGTGGTGGTTGCTTTGATGTTGCTCTTGAAACGCTAAAAAAACAGGTGAAGAAATGACTCATAGGAACATTGTCAATATCGATAAGCACGAGTATCTCAATCCGTTCAATCTCGGTGCGGATGGTGACGATATTCGAGCATTCAGTTCAGGCGAAGAAGGTTTTGTGTCATCTGCTTTGATGATGTTACTCACAACTGCGAACGATCTTTCCGATGGAGATTTCTTGTCTGATTCGAGTGTTGTTGGCTCTTGGGCTGGTGATCGTATTGTTATCACTAGCGAAGAGATGGAACCCAATAAGTTTATGGGCGATCTTGATGTTCGTGATATTGACGCGGTAAAAGCACTTGGAACATTCGATATGGTGAATTTGCATATCTTTGCAGATCAGATGTTTGCTGAAATATCTGTGCCGGTTATTACTCAGTTAATAAAAGATGACTGTGTACGCAGAAAAATGGTAAGGTTAGCATCAAAATATCATAGCGAGTTTACAGTTGCACTTGAGCAAGCTGTTTACAAAGATCTCTATGTGGTAAAATAGTTTCTGTCACCCAGTTTTCCCTCCCCACTTCCTCCCCCGTAGGTTGACCGCTCCGAAATAACCTACGGGGGTTGGGTTGGAGATTTAAAAAAAATTATATTTGTGAGTTCCTCAGCCGTAGAGAACGTGGTTACTCGAAAAACAGGCAGATGGTTCGATGAGGATAGAACGGACTGCCCGCGCTATTATTTTGGATTTATTTAGGTGGGTAAAAATAGAATTAGGTATCATTGTCTCCGAGGGGGTAGTCATAGATACATTTTTTGAATGTAGAAAATCGGCGGGTGGTTCTGCCGATTTTCGTTTTAAGTATCTCTTTGTTCCAAAATTACCCCCGTCATGGTGTCAAAAGCAGTCACAAGTTGGTTCCCAGTGAAACCTATACAATCTATCCTATCCCCTAAGAAAGTTCCTCACAGGCTTTCTCAGGGGATTTTGTTTTAATCCTGAAACTCCCTCTTGACACTATATATACCATGTGCTAGAATAGGGTACATTCAAAAACAAACCAAGTTATAGGAGACGACAATGGATAAAGAAATTCAAGAAGAAATCAAGAAAGAATATGACGAGAAATTAGAAATGTGCGCTACTATGAAGCGATTTGGTGGGTCATTTGTTCAAAGTTTAGCCGAGTGTTTTATCAGAGCGGATCAAGAAAATCTAAAAAAACTCTATGTTGCGTTCCCTAATGAGGTTGCGCTTTATAGTAATTGGCATTGCCAAAATGATAAATTTCATGATGCCCCCGCCAAAATTCGACACGATAGAATAGTTGATAAACGTTTCGGATAATAGAATCATTGCTCCCTTCCACTTGACCGCGTACCGTATAGGGTTAGGCTACCCTGCCGGCGGCGAAGAAAGAGAATCCCTAGGTCTCTTACGCGGTCAAGTGGAAGGAAGTTTTCTTGGAGAATAAAATGGATAAGTACAAGAAGTTGCGCTTACTTGTTGAAGCGCAAATTGAAGAAGCAAAATCTAATATCAAGTTTGAAAATGAGGAGCGCGTTACAGATAAAGCGTATCTCAGAGAACAGCATATTATTGTTTTCTATTTTGAGAAGGTGCTTCGGGAGTTTGATGATAAAGCATAAAAAAAGAAATCTGGAAAGAGAAAAGCGTGAGCGGTCAAGATATAAAAAGTGGATACCGCTTTTGGACCTCCCCCCGATAGATAGTGTAGTCTTTTTGGATAAAAGACCATTTAAGATTGTTGGAATTAATACCACGCAAACCAAGATTTTTGTTGAGAATCCTTTTGATGTTTTCTTTGAGGTTAAGCGTGAAGTTGTCCAGTGTGCTTTTGATGATATTCAAAGCATCGTTGGGTAAGAAGGAAAGAGGTGAGTTATGTACACAGTTTTTATTGACGAGATGGTAAAGAAGATTTCGTCAAACCACGGTGGTTTATTAAGCCGCCAAGAACTAACAGATATTCTTGTAGAATACTGGCAGGATTACGCTGTGCATATTTGGAGCATCCCAGATATTTTCGATGTTGCAAACAGAAACGCGATCCCTACCAGTATTGAAATGGCTCGCGAGAGTCTTAGAAATATGGAGAGTTATGTTGATTCTGAGTACGGAATGACTTGGGACTCGGTTGAGCTCGCTGTTGAAAAGTGGCACAGTGACGTTTCGTTTGATGAGATGTCAGATGAAAAACTAGCCGAGTATAAAGGTCGGTTTGCGTTCAAATATATTGATGGTGAAGAAGAGCGTACTCTTTTTCGAGATATAGTCGGTGGTGTTTTTTCTGATGGTTTGTTATCTGCTAAACGAGCCGCTCAAGTTGTTGCTAACACAAGAATGATAGATATTGATATTTATTCTGTTGATGAAGAAAGCAGTTCTATCATAGCGGATGATTTTTCTGGTCATACAAAATTTTGCTTAACAATCGAACCAGAAAAAGTCCCGTGCATTGATTTCCACTATATGTATCGTGATGGTGCAAATTGGAAAAACCATGGCTCCATATCTTTTGCGAATCCGACCGGTGAAGATAGCGATTTTCTTTATGAAAAGTTTTTGGCTTTATTGGAAGATGGTTATTTTGTAGCCGAGCAAGTAAGCCTACTTACGTTATTCAATGATAACTATGACGCTAATTATGATCATGGTTTTCACGAAATCCATCACCTAAAAGAGCTTGTAACAAAACCAGAAGATGATCGTGAAATTCTCGAATTTCTCGCAGAGTTTGAAGAAGCATCTAAAAGCGGTTGGACTCCTGTTCGCACAGGCGAATAGTTTTGACTGTAGAAAAGTAATGTGCTATCATATTGTATATACCCACAAGGAGTAAGACATGACTGATTATGCAAATGCAAGTATTAAGAGGGGGTGCGGCAAGCGCAAAGAGGGAGGTGTTTATGCGGAATCCGGTAATAGCAAAAAGGGATCCCCGCTTGAGTCCTTTGTTTTATGTCCCCCTATTCCCTTTGATCCAGATGAGTTTGGTATCTCGCCGATAGGTGTTCAGTTACGCCAGTTTCAAGGTGAGACTTGGCACATCGTGGATTGGGTTGGCTCGAAGTATTATCCGAATGTGACCGATTTTCTCGAAGAAGTACGCCGGTTTGGGCTTTCTCGCCGGCTACCTCGCTCATTGGATTTCAGTAAGTTGACTAATGAAAGTCGGCTTTATCTTGTCCATAGTCAGGCGTGGATAGAAAAACCCTCACCGTATCTTAGCAATCGTCTAGGCGGTAATAGAGTTGGCATGGTGTGGGACAGTTGCCCCCGAGGAATAGAACATGCTGATGGTGAAATTTGCTCAGGTCTTTGGTGGGAGGATGTAGTTGGAATGAAAACGAGCGCAACGCGCGTTGGCAATCGTGTTATGCCTGCGTTTCAGTATTCAGCGGCAAAACCCCCGAACAGTTCGGATGGTGAACATGGGGTAGCCTTCTTTGCCAAGTTCCCTATTCATCGTCTGGCACTTATTCGTGCGGAAGATGGATCACATAACGATACAGCTAAGTTGGTTTCAAAGTCGGAAATCCGCTTGGATATTTTAGACGAGTAAAAGGAGTAGTAGCATGACAAAACAAAAAAGTTTATTTGATGATCTCAAGGCTGAGGAGGTTGAAAAGGATTTGATTTATGTTGATCCTACGTATATCGAGGTTTCTGATCTAATCCAGCCCACCGATGAGTTTATTAAAAGCGTGCGAGAACATGGCGTTCTACAGCCTGTTCTTTTACGTAAACTCCCAGATAATGCTCTTGTTGAAGGTAGGTACCGAGTAATTGCCGGTCGGCGGCGTGTGACAGCGGCTAAGATTGTTGGTCTTGAAAAAGTCCCTGCTTTAATCCATAACACACAATCGGTTATTTATGATGCGGCGATGTCGCTGGAGGCACAAGCCTTACACAGTGACAACCCGATTGCGGATTTTCGGGCTATTGTTCTCCTGATTGATGAGGGGTACACGAAAGAATCAATCACCTCCGCACTCGGGGTTTCTACGGACAGGATTGATAAATTGCTCCGGCTTGGAATGGTGAGCAACTCAATTCTTGATGCTATTGAAGATGAAACGGTTGCTCTTGGTACTGCCTTGAGCATGGCTAAGTTAGGTGATGTTTACCGAGAGCGACTCGAAGAGAAATTTAAGAGAGAAGGCAAATTGACCGGCAAAGATGTGCGACAAGTCAAGCAAGTGAAAGCTAAGAAGGCTTCGGGCGCTGTATTCGAGGCAATTGCAGATCAAGAGAAGAATACCTATCAGTCCCCATTAGAAAAGATTGAAGAACTTTTGTGTTCGTCTGCCAGCCTTGGCAATAGCGAATATGAAAAAGGCTGGAATGAAGCACTTGAAAAAGTATTAGAAGTTCTCTCATAGGAGATATGCCGTGAAGATTATGTATAGGTCTGATTTGTTTGGGATTCACTTTATAGAAGTAGTCTCAGAGAATGAAGAAAGTATTACAGTCAAAGAAGGTACTGGAACAATGGTTTTCAAAAAACCAGTTTCGTTTTTATTTAATGATATTGAAGATGCGCGCTTGCATCGTTTAAATATGCTTCAATCTGCTGAGATTGATGCTATAAAACGGGTACGTAAAATTCAGGGTTTGCGAAATGAGTTTCAAAAGGAATTAGATCAACCGATTGTTTTTAAGAGATCGTTTCATGCGAAGGATTTTCCAAAAGGCTCGCGTGAACGTGCGAAGCTGAATTTAACTCCGATTACAAGCGAATATATGAGTTCCTATAAATGGACTGTTCGCTCAATAGATGCTAGTCGTAGGTTTGTTTATAAATCCTTCCGCACGGAAGAAGAGGCTACAACCTACGCCACAAAGGATATTGAATATGTCAAATAACGCTCCCTTATCTTTCGATGAGTTGATTGATAAAGAAGGCTACGATATTGCTAGTTCTCATAAGCCCGTAAACGCTAAAATCAAAGGTACAACCATTCGTAAGAATCCAGTTGATATACTAAAAGTGGTTTCTCTCTACGAGGCTCTTGTAAACGTTGGTGCAAATAAAAAGCGCATTTTGCTCGCCTTTATGAAAACCTATCAAATCTCTACCCGCGAGGCGCGTGAGTTGTTCAATCAAGTGTTTGTTTATAAAAAGAAAAAAAAGAAACATGCTTTGCAAAATGAAGAAAAGAGAGCCAAACAATGAAAATAGTTTCTGACAATCCTCTTGTTTTATTGTCTGGTTTTCGAATTAGTGCAGACAAAGTTAATCAGCTTTTAAATTTTTCAGAACGTGAAGGGAAAATGAGAAGAGTGTCTACAGAACAAATGTGCAATCGCCTTGTTGATGCTATAGATAAGTTGAGTCCTATGCTTTTGGATAATATGGACTATCTCATTGTTAAATCTACAGTGTATGAAAATCACGCAAAGAATCTAGGTATAGCGGTCGAGGACCTTACGCAAGGTAACAAAAAAGATGCTTTTCTCGAGGCTGTTTTAGAGTTTGGAAAGGAAAATATAGTAATGTCAGAGAAAATGGATATGTCAGATATTGCGGCTTTGATGCTAGAGTATGAAAGAATGCAGAAAAAAGCCGATGCTCTTCGTCAAGACATTGAGAGGGCAGTTTTGGCCCACGGCAAGACGATTGTAGTTGGAAATGTTCGTGCCTCCTACTTATCGCCTAAGAAATTCTACGATCATCGTTCTGCTGTTTTGGATAAATTTCCAGATGCTTCGTTCAATAAAATTTCTGGTCCTGTTATCTCAAAATATACGTCTGAACCAAAAGTGTCGTGGGCAAAAGTTACAAAGTCTCTTGGCATAAATGTTGTTGGTAAGGTAATTTTTCCTGCCTCCTGTAAAGTAAAGATACTGTGATATACTGTATATACTATTATGTAAAGGAAGGTTATTTATGGCACGTTATCCCTTATTTCCGATTAGGCTCCGACCAGATGATCGCAGTGCAATGGAAGAAGTAAAAGCGCGGTTGGGTTTGCTAACTCTTGCAGACTCAATTCGTTTCGCTGTTAGGTTTTTGAAGATGCAACTTAAAACTCTTTCTATGAAAGAAATCAAGAAATCGGTTCTCGATTACGAAGAAGAAAACCCGACTTGTTGGAAAATTACCACGGGTGATTAAAAAACATAACCCGCACTGGATGGCGGGTTATGTTTCTTCCGTGAAGGAAAGAGGTAAACAGATTGTATCATAATTTTGTGAAGGAAGATTATGGCGAGGAAAAGAATGATTGATCCTAGTTTTTGGGAAGATCCAGATATTGGTTCCTTGTCTGTTCAAGAACGGTTGCTTTTTATTGGATTGTTCTCAAATGCAGACGATGAAGGTCGAGGAGAGGCAGATCCGCGCTATCTCCGCAAGGCTATATTCGGTTTTGACAATGATGTCTCTTTTGATAATGTCGGTGAAATGTTGGAAAATATCGTCAAGGGGGTTAGAGGTGTTACCGTTTATGAGAAAGATGATAGAAAGTATTATGCTCTTCTGCATTGGAAGAGATACCAGAAAGTTTCTCATCCTACGGTATCTTCTATTCCCGCACCCGATGGCGTTTACGCTAATGGTGAAGGCAATAATGTCGGGGAAATCTTTCGCTATTGGGAGAAAGCAAATGGTTCGATAACCGGTGCAGTTGCTCAAGAAATTGGCGCAATGATTGATGAGTGGGACGAGTATGTTGCCGGATTGGATGAAGTTAATTCAGATAAGAAAATCTCTGGTGTTGATGCTACGCTGGAAGCCCTGAAAATTGGCGTGCGTGCTAAGACACGTCCGCATATAAATTATATCTGGGGGATATTAAAGAATTGGATGACTAACGGGTATAAAGCTAATGCTCCAAAATCTGGTGAAACAAAACTGGAGGTCAGTGAGGGTTTATCTATTGAAGATATAGCCAAAGCCAAAGCCAAAAAGAAAGGTGGTAAGAAATGAACGGATGCCCTGATGATTGCCCTGTATGTGGAGGGTACGGAGTGGTTAGAGGTGATTTCCCTGTTGGTCATAAGAATTTCGGGAAGTTGCTTCCGTGTCCCAAAAAGAGTCCGTATTCGCAAGATCGTTATCTTAGATGTGGACTTGATAACACGGATTACGAAAAAACTTTCGCGGATTTGCTTGATGTAGGAAACACCGAAGAGGTAGTTCGAGTCTTCCGCAAGGTGATGAATAGGGGTTATGGATTGATTTACCTGTGGGGGACTTGGGGCAACGGAAAAAGCAATCTGCTTATGATCGCTGTTGCTGAGTGGTTGCGTAAGAAACAAGACGAAACTGCCGCGTATGTCAATACATCCGATGTGATTTCTGCTTTGCGGAAAGCTGAGTTTTCTTCGGATGGTGACGATGAGAAGCGCAGTCTTGAACGTTGGGCAAAGTGTACTCTTTTATGTTTTGATGAGTTCGAGAAGGTACGCAGTACTCCGTATGGTGATGAGAAGCGTTTCCGGTTGCTAGATGAACGGTATTTGCTCGCTACTCGTAAGAAGGCGATTACAGTCTTTGCCTCTAATATACCTCCGAAAGACTATGCTGGAGAGATATTCGATAGGCTTCGAGATAGGCGAGTAGATGCTATTGAGATGACCGGAGAAAGCGTCAGAACCGGTATGATGTGGGATGATGATGAGTAAATATATTGACCCATTTCGCTCAGAGGAAGAGCGCATCTTTTGGGGGTTTGCGAATGTTTTCCCCCAATTGGTTCCTGAATTGGAAGGTTTGAGGGTTGACGCATGTTCATACGAGGCGATTCGTTTTGATCTCGGAGGTACGAGCTACACGCCTGATTTTTATTTTCGACTCTTGAACGATGATGGATATACCGTCCTCGCCTTTATTGAAGTCAAGGGATCAAAGTTCCAGAAAGGATATAGGGACACGCGCACTAAGTTATTGAACGTGTCTTCCCTCTTCCCCGAATACGCTTTCTTCGAGGTGATGGTTAACAGCCGGTTGCGAAGAATTGAAAGTGTGAAACGGGTCTCGAAAAAACCATTTGTTTTTATGTCGTTTCTTGGAGGTAAGAAATAATATGAGTAGTTACGATGAACATATTAGCCCTCGCGATCTTTTACAAAGTGGCAAAGCTAAAAATATAAAAGGCTTCGGTAGAATAATTACTAAAGCGTGCTACCACTGCAAGTATGAAAGCTATCGCTTGGCAAAAGGTTTTGTTTGTGTGAAGCACAATCTATTTTTAGGTGATGTTGGGAATACGGCAGAGTTTGGGTGTGATGATTTTAAATCAGATTGATCCTATTACTCCAAAATCACCCCCGTCACGGTGTCACAAGCAGTCACAAGTTGACCACCGGCAAAACCTATACAATCTACCCTATCCCCTGAGAAAGCCCCTTACAGGCTTTTTCAGGGGATTTTATTTTAATCTCCGGTACCTGAAAATTCCTCAAAATTCCCCCTTGACACTGTATATACCATGTGCTAGAATGGGGTACATTCAAAAACAAACCAAGTTACGAGGAGGCATAGCATGTTGAGAAGTTTTACGAACAGTTCAGACGTTGAATTATTAGGGGCGGTGATTGGGGGAAATGAGCAGATACAGATTGCCACAAGTTTGATTGAAACATTCGGGGGAAATCTGAAAGGGGTTTATCATGCAAGTATAAGCGAATTGAAAGCACAATATGGTTTAGGACAAGTAGGTGCCAATAGAATTAAGGCGGCGTTATTTCTTGCACCTCATCTTTATAGTCCCAGTGAAGATGATACGTATATTGTAGATAGTCCAGATTCTGTTGTTCGATATATTGAGAGAGAAATGTCTCTCTTTGAACAAGAACACCTTTACGTTCTTTTATTAAATACAAGAAATAAAATTATTGGTAAGGTGGACTTGTATACAGGAACGCTTAACTCCTCCCGTGTACGAATTGCGGAGATTTTCAGACCTGCGATAAAAGCCAATGCAGCGGCGATTATTGTTGCTCATAATCATCCTTCTGGAAATGCTAGCCCAAGTCCAGATGATCTTTCTTTGACGAGGGATATTGTTACATTAGGAAAGATGTTAGAAATTGAGTTGTTAGATCATTTGGTAATTGGTGGTGTTGGAAATTATGTTTCGATAAAATCACAACGAAGGATTACGTTCTAAGGAGAAGTAATGAACATCCAAAAGAAGTGGAAGTTAGATGAACGTGAGTTAGAAGAAGAAGGTTTACCCGTTGGTTGGTTTCCTACCACAGAAAAGGAATGTTTAGACCACACGGAGGAATCTGGTTACTGGAAGGAAGGTACTGTACTTAATTCGCTTATGGGTGGGGCAATTATTTGGACACCTTTCGCTGAATATCGTCTTGCGCCAGTCTTGACAATTGACGAAATACCTAGCAAAGATTCGGATACTTTGGCTCAGTCAAACTTGCCGAAAGATGAGTTTCACATTGCTATAAAGTATGCGGCAAAGTTTCTCAAGTCAAAATTTTTGAAAGTTGACTTTATTTCTCAATCGTCATCTGGTGATACGCTCTGGAAAATGTCTGGTGGAGATATTATCACTGTTGACCGTATTGATGCTCTTCGATTTATGGCAGATGCCAGAGGAATGTAATGTAATGAAGAATATTAAGAATTGCTTTTGTAAAACAGAACTCTTTGATGATGTAGATTGTCCGGTACATGGTTTTACTCTTGTTCCACCTAGTCGGTTAGACAAAGTTACGTTTCGTGTTGAAGCGAGATTTTGGATCAAGTATACCGGTCCCACAGGCGTAATTATTCGCGATGGTTTTTATTTTGTAAGTCATGCAGTTAAGCATTTCGATACTCTTTTGTCTCTCGGTTATAGTCCAGTGATTGATCGAGAAAGTGAAAGAGAGTCTCTTATTAAAATAGCAAAGGAGTATATTGAAAATAATTTTGTGTTCAATGCGTTTGTTGCTGGTCAAATTCGCGGAGGGTGGTTCTCCGTGCAAGCTAGAACGATTTGGAATGAAGCAGAAAAAGGAGCGTAGCAATGGATTTGTATTGTCAAGTGTGTGGTGAGCCGTATGATATTCTTTCTGTAGAGTCTTATGGCTTTTCACAAGAAGAGCGCGAAAAGTTTCACAATGGCGTTGGGTGTCCCGCGTGTGATTTTGGAAAGAAGGTGAAAGATAGCGTTCCATTTCGGGCGCAACTATCAGCGGCTCTTAGTGATGTTCTTGGTGATGTTCTTGGTGATGACATTGATGGAGTCGCATCTATGATGGATGATGCGGAGTGTCTGTTTGGAGAAGCATTTTATGACTAATCAAGATTATGTTTCGTCAGGAATTTATTCGTGTTTGACGTGTAAAAGAGAATGGAATGGCGAGGATGTTGTTGATGGTTCAAATAATACATGTCCCGATCCTGAGTGTGGTGGTATATGTAAGCGAAGTCGAGATAAGAAAGGTGTACTTGACCTTCCTCCTCGTATTTATGTAGTTGTAGAGAGTGGGTCAATTCATGAGATTCTTTACGCCGGTTTAAAAGATGGACCGGATATAATTATTTTAGATAATGATCCGCCGGATAGCATTGGTGAACGAGCCAGCAAAATGGCAGAACGCTTGAAGAGTTCAGGTGAAGCCGTTGTTATATATTGAGAGGTGAATTATGGGAATAACAGATCACGATGACAATATCCATAGAGACTGGGGCGTATTGTCTCCCAATGTTTATGCAGGAGACGGGCAAGGTTGCGCTACTATTTGGTTCCACTCTATACCGGAAGCAAGGGAAGCTATTGTAAATAATGGCAATGTGATCCCCACCGGAAAAGATGCCGGTTTATGCGAGCAATGTCGTGGAAGCTGTTCGTTTTCTGATATAGAAGAATGGAAGAGGCGCGACGACTTTCTTTGTTCTGTTTACAAGGCGCATTGGTCAAGAGAATTGAAGGCACCTGAGGAGGTCCTTAAAAATGTCCCAATTTAATCATGATGTTGTAGTTCCTCCAACTGTTGACTCTTTGACATCTGAGTTCAAGATTGGCTTGGACTTAATAGTAGCCGGCTATAATAACATTAGAAAAGGACTGGTAACTTTGACTAGAGCCTTTGGAAAAGAATCGTATTTCTATGCCTTGCTTAATGATGTCAGACTTGGAGGTGGTGAAAGTCCTTACGATATTAAGAGTTTTGCTACTGATGTAGATGGTCTCAAGAAAGGTTTTACACAAAAGGCTTGGATGCGCGTTCTTGATATATTGAAAATCCAGCAAGCGGTATCAAGTAAGCGGTACGAAGAAATCATGTCAGCTATCCGTAGCAAGGATGTTGAAGATTTTACTATTGAAAATATCGCTGAGATGCTCGCTCTTTTTGTGGAGAACTCAGATAAGTTTGTAAAAGAAATTTACCTAGAGGCGTTTGATGTTCTTAGACCATATAGAAAGATAAATGTTCGCGATCATAAAACGAATCAAAAGTATGGTCAGTTTGACGTTGGTATGGATTGCCAAAACTGCTCAAGATAGATAGAGCCTTTCATGCACTTGATGGTAACTTGTCTCGCTTTGATCGTGCGAATGTTTCCCCCCTTGCTGATGCTATTAGGACAACTACGAACGGACAATATGAAACCGAGTATTTTCGTGGGCGAGTATATGGTAAAGTTGGAACTGTGCATATCACTTTTAAGCGTCAAGACCTTGTTTCTAAATTGAACGTTATCGGCGGATCAGGTAGTTTTACAGTGAAGGAGTAGAAAATGAACAGAGTAGTTAATTCAGAAAGAATTCCGATAAAAATGTGGCTTGACTATATTGAAAATGGTGCTTTGTCTCAGGCTCGTGATCTTGCAAATCTGTTTTTTGCTTGGAAGTGGATTGCGATTATGCCGGATAGTCACCAAGGTTATGGGATGCCAATCGGTGGTGTAATGGCTACTAAAGGTGTCATTGTGCCTAATGCCGTTGGGGTTGATATTGGTTGTGGAATGATGGCGTGCAAATTGTCTATATCAGATATAGATAGAAACGTACTTTCTGCGATAATGGATAAAATAAGAAGCGTTGTTCCTGTTGGTTTCAATCACCAAGAAGAGCCTCAGATATGGAGCGGATTTGATGATGCGCCTGATATAGAAGTTATTCAGCGAGAGTTGATGTCAGCAAAAAAACAACTTGGAACACTCGGAGGCGGGAATCATTTTATTGAAATTCAAAAAGGTGACGATGGTCATATTTGGGTAATGCTTCACTCAGGTTCTCGCAACCTTGGATACAAAACAGCAAAAGACTATCACGACAAAGCTAAGAAGTTGTGTGAACGCTGGCGATCAGATATTCCAAATGCTGAGTTATCGTTTTTACCTATGGATACCGGTATCGGTCAAGAGTATTTTGAGGCAATGAATTTCTGCTTGAGATTTGCCGAGGAAAACAGATCTTTGATGATGAACAGAGCCATATCATCTATAAAAAGTTTTGTTGATGTAGATGTTATCAGGACTGTTAATATCCATCATAATTACGTTGCGTTTGAACACCACTTCGGGAAAAATGTACTTGTACATAGAAAAGGAGCTACCAAAGCAACGGAAGGTTTATCAGGAATTATTCCGGGGTCTATGGGTACAAGTAGTTATATTGTTAAAGGTTTAGGAAATGAGCAAAGTTTCATGTCTTGCTCTCATGGTGCAGGTCGGATTATGGGAAGAAAGCAAGCAAAGAGAACACTTGATTTAGCAACTGAACAAAAACGCATGAGGGGCATTTTACACAGACTAAATTCTAATAATGATTTGGACGAAGCACCAAGCGCGTACAAAGACATTGATCTTGTTATGAGAAATCAGAAAGATCTCGTTGAGATCGATGTAAAACTCAGACCTCTTGCTGTTATAAAAGGATAGATTATGTTAAGAAAATCGTGGCGTTTTGTCAAAAAAATGTTTGCAAAAAAACAGCCCAAGAATACTGGATTTAGTGGCTATATTGCAACCGATATGTGGCTTGATGAGTTAAACGATGCCAGAAACGCAAGATACCCCACAGAGTTGGAATATCGTAAGGCTTATTTTTGCGAGCCTCAGCCGAATAATAAATGTCGTAAGTTGGCTCATCTTGAATTCTTAGGTGGTGTTCTTCCGGTCATCGACTCTGACGGTTTGCGTTCTTCTATTCAGGCATACGCGGATGCACTTAAAGAAAGCGTAGAAGAACTCTCTCCTTTTGAAAAGCGTGATGCTATTTTAGATCATGTCCTTAGTGGAGCGTGTTGCCATCCAGATACTGATCTCCTCGCAGATTTAGGTATTCAGATTCAAGACGACATAAAAGATATTACTGAAATGTTAAGTCTGTCAATTGATAAGAAAGGCGGTGCTAAATGAAAGTTTATGTTTGTAATAAGTGCAAAGATACCGGTGTAGTTGGGTGGCTAAAGAAACCATGTCCTGTTTGCGGTGGAAAAACAGAAGAGTACCGAAAAAAAAGGCATCCTATGCCTCGTGTACCAACCCCTCCCCCCCCTCCATCTAAGGAATGTGATAATGGATGATGATATTTTGTATCTTTATTTTGTAAAGATCACGGATGGTAATACATTGGTTGCTCAGTTCTATGTTGTTGATATAGACCGTGCAAAGGCTAATGTGAGAGCAAGGTGTTTTTGTGATGGTATTGGATGCGTTGGTCTCATGTCGGTTGTATTCGTTGAGGCGTTGTAATCAATTGTCCAAAAATATATAATAGGGGTGATTTTATTTATTTGAATAAACCAGCGTTTTTATGATTTATATTGCGTAAAGACGTTTTTTGTTGTGTTTAGGCGCATTATTATGATAATATGGTGACAAAAATAAGAAAAAGTTTGTATACAGTGAATTTACAGAGAAAAAATGTCTAATCCAAAACCAAAGCTAAGTAATCTAAAGCCGTTCGTAAAAGGCGATGTGAGAATCAATCGCAAGGGAAGACCGAAGTCTTTTGACGCGTGGAGAAAGTTAAATAAATCTATTCTTTCAGAAATCGCAACTGATTCTAAAACAGGGAAACCTGTGGTTATAAAAACAACTCGTATTACTAAGGGGAGAGAGATAGAAGAAAGCCATTACGCAACAAACGCAGAAATGATTGTTAGGACGGCTATGAAAGATAAACGATACTCAAAAAATGTTGTTGAAGCTGCTTTTGGTAAATTGCCTCAGCAAGTCGATGTTACAAGTGGAGGAGAAATAATTAAGCAAACTGGGAACGATTTGAATAGAAGTATGACCGCCCTTGCTGACGCATTGACACATTTAACGGAAGATAAGAAATAGTCAATATGGACATAGGAGAGTATCTTGATACTTTGTACCCCAGTGAAAAAGAATATCTTCGTCGCGTGCAAAAAGGTACTGCTAACTGGTATCCACAAAGTCGCCCTCAGTGGGAGGCTTTTTTGTCAAGAGCAGACGAAGTGTTTTACGGTGGGGCAGCCGGCGGAGGGAAGACCGATCTTCTTCTTGGAATGGCTTCTGAATGTCATAAAAGTTCTGTTCTGTTTCGGAGGGTTTATCCAAACCTGAAAGGGATGATGCGCCGTGCTAGAGAAATTATCGGAACACATGGTAAAGAAAATAAATCGGATAAGTCTTGGTCAATTGGAGACAGAACCATAGAATTTGGTTCTGTTCAGTATGAAAATGATAAAACAAACTGGCAAGGACGTCCTCATGATCTAAAAGGATTTGATGAGTTAGCAGAATATACAGAAAGCCAATATGTATTTATTTGTGGATGGACGCGTACTGCTATCAAAGGTCAAAGAGTTAGGATTATCTCGACTGGCAATCCGCCTACATCAGAAAGTGGCAGTTGGATAATCAAAAGGTGGTCGGCTTGGTTGGATCCTAATAATTCAAACCCTGCAAAAAGTGGAGAGATTCGCTGGTATGCGATGGTTGACGGCGAGGAAATAGAACAAGATAATGGTGATGCGTTCGAGTATAACGGTGAAACAATTGTACCGCGTAGCAGAACTTTTATTAGAGCATTACTTGAAGATAATCCTTATTTGGCAGACAATGGCGCGTATAAAGCTGTTCTACAGGCTCTTCCTGAGCCATTGCGGTCACAAATGTTGTTTGGAGATTTCTCGAAAACGTCAGAGGCACACCCGTTTCAGGTTATTCCTACGGATTGGGTAAAACTAGCACAACAAAGATGGATTGACAGAGAAAAACCAGACACACCACTTACATCAGTTGGTGTTGATCCAAATAGGGGTGGTACAGATAATATGGGAATCGCGAAATTATATGATAATTATTTTGATGAAATAGAAAAATATAGCGGGGAAATAGTGAAAGATGGTGCTATTGCGGCTGAATTGATAAGGCAGTCTTTAGGAAATACAAATGCTTTGATCGGCATTGACGTAATTGGAATAGGTTCGTCTGCATTTGATCATGCCAAAATAATGTATACTAATAACATTGTTCCTATCAACGCATCAGCATCTTCTAGTTACAGAGATAGAAGTGGGCTATTGAAAATGAGGAATGTAAGGGCAGAATACTATTGGCGTTTGAGAGATTCACTTGACCCTGAACTTGGTGATGATATTGCTCTTCCTCCGGGGAATGAAGTGATTGCGGATTTATGTGCCGCGAGGTATAAAGTAAGTGCCGCCGGTATTTTGATAGAAGAAAAATCTGAAATAAAAAAACGTCTTGGAAGAAGTCCAGACGTAGGAGATGCAATTATGCTTGCGTTACAAGCACAGTTTTCAGGTGATAGCGGACTTCAAATATATTAGGAGTTACCTATGAATTGGTTATCAAAAATCAGAGTACGGTTGGGTGTAGGAATCCTCCCGCCTGATGTAAAGGGTGTTGCTGTTAGATCATCGTCTGGTTCTTGGGGAGGTAGTGACACTCCAAAGGTGAAAACAAATTACACCGCGTTGGTAAAAGATGGATGGCGGCGAAACGAACTAATCTATGCGTGTTCGTCAAAGAAAGCAAGGACGGCTAGTCAAGTTGCTTTGAAGGTTTATGACAAAAAGAATAACAAAGAATTGCCTGATCACGATCTTAGGAAATTGATTAAGAATCCTAACCCTAAGATGACAGAATTTGATTTCTGGTCGAGTGTCTTTATCTTTCAGGATTTTGCTGGTAAAGCTGTTTACGAGAAGGTACGCTCTCGCTCCGGTAAAGTTGTGCAGTTGTGGCCAATGCGTCCAGATTGGGTAACAGAGAAAAAAGACGGTAACTATACATACGGGGAAGGACAATATAATGCTATCTCGTTTAAGAGAGAAGATGTCTTAGTCTTTTCGTTGTGGGATCCTCTAGGACAATACAATGGATACCCCCCTGTTGCGGTTGCCGCAAGGGTAGGAGATATTGATAATTCGGTCACGGATTATATTCGCTTGCTTTTCAAAGAGGGTGGTGTTCCGCCCGGAATACTCAAGACCACTCAAGGAATCAATGAAGCAATAGCAACTAGAGCAAGAGAAATTTGGAAACAACAGTATGGGGGGTTTAATAACTGGCTCACACCAGCAGTTTTGGGTCATGATATGGAATATCAAAAAACCGGTCTTGGGTTGGATGATATGCAAATTGAATTACTGGACGAGAGAAACGAAACGCGTATTTGTATGGCGATGATGGTTCCTCCAACAGTTGTTAGCGCAAGTATTGGATTAAAGCGGGCGATAATGTCAAACGCTCAAGAATTTCGCCGTGACTGGTGGCTGGATGATTTGATCCCAATGTATAAGAACTTGAATGATACATTGTTGAATCAACTTGTCCCCGATTTTGGCGATACCATAGAAACACGGTGGGACTTTCATAACGTCCCTGCACTTGCTATTTTAATTGAATCAAAGAGAAAATGGGCGTTGGAAGCCTTTTCGTCCGGTGCGATTACGCGAAACCAGTTCTACGCTGAGATTGGCATGGATGAATTAGGTCCGGTCGGCGATGTGTATCTTGTCTCTGCACTGGCGGTTGAAGTACCAGCGGGGAAAGCGGGCATGGTCCAAAGCGTGTCGCTGTCCAAGTCTTTGCCCTCACCTGTTAGCGCAAAAGCAGAAGATCCGGAAGATATGGACGAGCGTCTTGAACACGAGGGAATTATTGCTGACGCAATGGGTAAATATCTTGATGGTCAATTAGAGCGTATTAAGTCACTTGTGGAAGCACAGGTGTCTCATAGACCGAAGGAGTAATTATGCCTGTTGACGATATATTTTGGAATGAAGAAAGTCAAAAACTCTACGAAATACTGTTTCCGCTTATTTCCTCCGCGTCTTTAAGCGGGGCGAGAAATGCTTACGATGCTCTTGGCGGTGTTGCTGAATTAGGTGTAGCTTGGGATGTAGTAAATGACGATGTGATAAAGTGGGCAACCGCTCATACAATTGAGGTTGTTGCACAAGTTACAAAAACTAGCATGGCGGCGTTTGTGGAACACTTTGATAGTTGGCTTTTGTCCGGTGAGACAATGGATTCGTTGATCGAATTGCTCACTCCGTATTATGGTGTTGTACGCGCGGAAATGATAGCGGTTACTGAAACAACTCGCGCTTTTGCGTTGGGCAATTTAGAGGCGTGGAAAAGTTCTGGTGTGGTATCTGGATGGAAATGGCGCACAGCGATGGATGATATAGTATGTCCGATTTGTACAGAGAAAGAAAGAAATAATCCGTATGAATTTGGTGATGAAACCCCGCCTGCTCATGTCCGTTGCAGATGTAGTATGTCTCCGGTAATGAAAAAGTAATCAAATAACGCTCAAAATACAGTCGTCATCGTGTCACAAGTAGTCACAACGATTATACGAGCGTAACCTATACAATCTACCCTATTTGTTCTATACAAAGCCCTACGGCGTTCTTATGCTCAAAAAGTTTCTTAATTTCCCGTCCATCAGCGAAGTGGAAGGCGTTACACCCTCTGCTTCTCTTGGCGTTGGTTATCAAGCGCAGATTGTCGCAGTCAACAAGCGAACAGATCGAGAAATTACAAGACTTGTCCGGCGTGCCTTGCCCTTGGATAGAGAAGTCCCCGCAGGAACATTCAAACTCCGTTATATTCTTGGTGAGGGATATCCTCATGTGTCTATTGACGATGAGAGTGTGCTTCGGTTATTTGCGTCTCCGTTTCTGAATATGCGGGATCTCATCGCCTTGGAATGGGCTAAAGAATTGGACTTAAACAAGTTGCCTAAGTATCGCGTGGTGTTGGAGAAAATAACAGAATGATAAAAATGGTTATCCTTGGCGTGAAAAAGGTTGCTAATGGTTTTGGTAAGGCTTCGATAGAAATGCCAAAGCAGATTGAGGCTTCGACTCTCGAATCTGTTTTGTACGTTCTCAGCGAGATGCCTCCGTATCCAGCACCTCCACCAAACTCCACCTACCAAAGAACTCTTTTGCTAGGAAGGTCCGTCTCTGGTTTAATGGGTAAGGCACCATCAGCTTTGTCTCGTGTTGAAAACGCCTTCGGGTCTATACGCGGTATTGTTGGTACAAGAGTTAAACATGCGCCCTATGTAATAGATGAAGATCGGCAAACTGGCATTCACAAGGGACGTTGGTTCACCCTGCAAGGCGTTGTTCGTGGATTACAGTCCGGTATTCGTGATATTTACGCCAAAGGTATTAGTGCATTGTTAAAGAGAAGTTTTTGATGTCAGAACCCAAGCCAGTGTATTTTGTTCGTGACAAGAATCCTTCTCCCTATGCAGAGGTCAGGTGCGCTTCTTGCAATAGGCTCCTGTTTAAGTTGAAAGGAACAGCATCTATTGAAATTGTTTGTCCGAGGTGCAAGATTGTAAATAAAATCTCTCTTGTAGTTACAGCAACGGACAAGAATTGAATTGTTTGTTGAGTTTACGAAATCGCTGGTTTATACTGGCGATTTTGTTTTAATCTCCGATCCCTGAAACTCCCTCTTGACACTATATATACCATGTGCTAGAATAGGGTACATTCAAAAACAAACCAAGTTACGAGGAGACAGTAATGGATAACCAACAGGTAGAAAAAGAATTAGAAACCGCGAAAAAAAATCTTGTAGAATTAAAAAAATCACTTGCTCTTTATGCTTCTCGGGTTTCTGTTACTCAAAGTAACAGAGATTATGATGCGTATAAAGTAGCGTTAGCGTATAAGCAGATAGCATCGGCAAAGGTTGATGCTGTTTCGTTAGAAATTGAATTGCTTGAAGACCTTATTTCGCATTTCGGAAAGTAATCATTGCAAAAATGTTTTTTGGAAAGTGGATTATCTTAATAACCAGTTGATGCAGAAAATGCACCAACTGGAAAGAATGCCGCAATATATTGAAAATTGGATATTATGCGGCTTAAAAGTAGCTTAAAAACGAGTTAGGTGTCTAAATTGGAGAAGAAATTATGAGTAAAGAAGAAACTTTCAACCAGTGGCTAAAAACGGAAATGCCAAATTTGCGTTCTGCAATGATGACAGAAAATGAAATGTTTGCATCGGCATTTAATGCAGGCTATCGGGCGCAACACCTAACCCCTGTTGTAGCTGATTCGGCTAATGCTCCGCGTTTACATCGGTCAGAAGTAACTGAAATTTTCGAATGTCCAACGTGCGGTTCTATACTCACGCCGAACAGCTAAACTAATTCGTTAGGCATCTAAATTTAGTTCGAAGGAGAAAATATGTACGATAGCACAAAAGATACAAGCGACCACAAGAAAGCGGTTAAACACTTTATGTCCGTCGCAATTCTCGAGCTGACACAAAGAGCAATCGTCCACGATGCAAGCAAATTAGAGTCACCAGAAAAAGAAATGTTTGATAAATACACTCCGTTGCTAAAAGACACAACTTACGGCAGCGATGAGTATAAAAAATATCTCTCTGAAATGGGCGTTGCGCTGAAACATCACTACGAAAACAATACTCACCATCCAGAACATTTTGAAAATGGTATTGCTGGCATGTCGCTATTAGATTTACTAGAAATGTTTTGCGATTGGCAAGCAGCATCTTTGCGCCACGCAGACGGCGACATTGTAGAGAGCATAGAAATAAACCGCAAAAGATTCGGCATGTCTGACCAACTCCATCGTATCTTTTTGAATACATTAAAAGAGTTGTGGGGCAATGCCTAACATTAAATGCACTTGACCTATGGCGGGCGCAGGCGTTTTTAGTCCGTAAATTATAACCGCCATAGGCAAGTGATTATCACCGTTAGGCATCTTCTTTCTCGGACGAGTTCTGAAATTGGTCTACCAATCCCTTGACTTTGTGCGTACAATCTGCTATAATGTAGGTAGATGAGTGAGACAAACTCACTCACGAAATCAGGAGAAACAAAATGAACGCAAAAATCGAAGCCAGAATAAACGAACTAGAAAAAATGACAGAACTCCCCGCAGACGAAAACGCAAAAGTTTACGATGGCATAAAACACGCGGTCACGGTAATTGAAGACGCGCTGCTAAAAATGAAATCCGCAGGTGTTCCCGCATCAAAAGCAATGTTCGAAGCACCTGAATTTTTTCGCTCAATCGTAAGAAAGCAATGGGGAGGCGACACCGTAAGTTTTGTAAACGAGAAAGGTCACGGACAAGTTACTCTTAATGCTACCTTTGGCGATTTACCAAGTATGGTACGCGATTTAGCCGAAGAAACATTGAGCTAATAAAATGACTAAACCATATTGCACCCAAAACGATGGAGACTGCTCTAGTTGCAGTCTCTCATCTTACGGCAGAGATTGCCATAATGTTAGGATTATCACATCGCACAAGGGGGGGCGCACAGAGCGCATCTCGCTAAGAGCCACGCTAGAGTGTAAAGCAGAATTCGAGAAAATTGGAATTAGCGCAGGTGATTTGTTTGAGTGGGCAGTTGCTAATTATCTGGGCAATGCCTAACCCCGCGTTAAGCTGATTTTGGGTACGAGAAAGATGTCTTATTCGATTAAGAGTTTACAAAGTTATCAAGAGACTTACATGCTTGGTGCTATAAGGAGTTACCATGAATCAATAAAAGATAAAAACTCGGTGATATTGATAGTTCTCTCTGCTATAGATGGAGGAAATCTTGGTAAAGCTAAGATGCTCCTCTCTCAACTTGACGATATTCCATCAAGTTTTGTAATTAGTCAGCATAGAGATTATTTGAAAGGTGTAATTAGTCGTAGACTTTGATAAACTTCTTGCGGTTATATACCGAGAATGGTATACTTGTATTTGCTCATCCTCCTTTTGAGAGCGCAGTACAGATAGTGGCTAGGGATATGGTGAAGTCCCTAGCCACTATCGTACAGGAAAGAGGTTTCCCCGTGAAAAACGATAGAGAAAGAAGAGAAGAGATCATTCCTGATTTATTCGGGTATCTCTCTGCTTGGATTGAAATAAATTCCAAATGGGAATTTGTACTGAAACGCAATACTTACAATGCGGCTATGTCCCTAGAATTTCGCAAAGACCGCCGGAGAACAAAATGGTTTGAGCATGAATGTTTGGACCAAGTTGACAATATAGTTTCTCTTGCTTGCCGTAAGTTTCGGATGGTTGAAAAACGTTGGATTATTGACGGTATTATCACCTACACGTTGGTTCCAAAAAGACTGCCATGACTTTTGATAAACAAATAATCAATTTGCTCGGATATTTGGCTCTGATTGATCTTGTGCATCACACAACGATAAAGTTAAACGGAATTGGACTTGATGATTTGATCATGTTAGAAATCCGGTACAGAAAAGCCCTTGAAATGCTAGGAAAACCTAAGCCATGGCAAATTGGTCGGCGTTGGATTTATAAAACAGCAATAGAAGAACACAACTCTGCTGTTCGCTTAATTGCTTTGACAAAAGGGTATCCGGAAATACCGGATACAAACATTGTCATAGTATTAGAGTAATCATGTATACAAAATTTCTGGTGAAAGAACTAAGCAAAAGATACGCATTGAGGCTTATTGATCTCTTCGTATATTCTATATTTTTAGCCGTTGCTATTCTCTGGATTCTTCTTGGTGCTTTTGAGATATTTCTACAAGGATACTATGGAGATATAGGTTGAAATGTTTAAAGAAATACTTCGATTACCGTACATCTCATTGAACGCTCACGGAGTACTCACTGAGTACTCTCTCTTAATTAAGTTAAGTTAAGTTTAATTAAGATTAGTTAAGAACTACATGGGCGAAGTTGTTTTGTTTTGTAAGAAAGTTCCTCACAGGCTCGCTAAAAAGGATTTGCAATGTCAAGATTAAGCTATTTTGATAACAGAAGATTTAGAAACCCGCTTTGTGTATTTATGCCAACTGGAGACGAAGAACTGGATCGTCTTTTTACTGGTCCTATGAGCATGTATGAGCTTAAACTTTCTGTGAGGCTAGGCAGTGTTCCGGACGGTATGATTATTAAGCAGGGAGAAGATAGGTACTTGTATATTTACAAGTGCAGGGCTTATCGTTGTAAAGAGGATGGCGAGTTGATTCTGACTGTTTCAGGCAAAGAAAAGGTGGTGATTTAATTTTCCTCTATCCAGTATATACATTCTGTGATATAATGCTTTTGTATTAAACAACTCGCATAGTCGAGACATCACTTACTTATAGGGCAAAGTCCCGAAGGAGAAGTACCAATGAAACCCCCAGAAAATTTCAGTAAGATAATCAAACGTAAGTTATATGATACCGCTACTGCTACATTGCTCGCAGGAAATGACCATTGGGATGGTCACAACTTCGAGAGAGGTGGGCGAAACACGTTTCTATATCGCACACCAAAAGGTGCGTATTTTGAGGTCAATCTCTCACAATGGCAAGGCGAGGGCGATTCTCTCATCCCTCTTTCAGAGGGTGATGCAATTGAAGTATTTGAAAACATGAGCGAACAACGCGTAAAGTTTTCAGAAGCGTTTCCTGATGTTGAGGTAACTGCGGCTTAACAAATAGCCTCCGTGCTTTATAAGTGCGGAGGCTATTTGAAATAAGCACATTACACGAGAACTAGCTTATGGAAAATGTAGATTTGAGACTTGGCGATTGCTTGGAAATTATGCGAACATTGCAGGATGACAGTATTGATCTTGTCCTTACCGATCCAGCTTACGAAACGATGATGAAGTAGATAGCCTAAGTGAGATGTTGATTGACCTTATTAAAGATCTGTTGGAGGATGAAAATGAGTAAAGTTTGCGCTTTGTGTGGCTTCGCGATTAAGGATGACGAAGAAGTATATAATTCTCACGATGATGATTGTCCTAAGAAGATCGACCCTATTGCCGATTGCGATTGTGACAATCCCGCTCACCAGTATTGTGATGAAATGGTTAGCGAGCAAATTGGCGACTTTTTCTTTTTGAAAGAAGGTTGGGAAGAAATCATCGGTTTGACAAATTCAAACCCGATGACTGTTGTTGAGTGGAACAAAAAGTATCCGGTTGGTACACCAGTTAGATACCGTCCTGTTTTTGGTGGTTTACATTATGTAGATACAAAAACAGTTGGCAAGGCTATGATTGATGATGGAATCGCTATTGTAAAGATTGAATATGCAAATATGTCCGTTTCTCTGTCTGCTGTTTTTCCACATGTAGCCCCTATCGTTCAATCTTTGAATGATTTGCCCAATACGGAAACGATTAACTCCATTCCCAAAGACGTGATGCTTGATATTTTCGTAATACGTAACCAGAAAGGAAAAGACGATGTTCTTTACCGATTTTATAAAGCGGTTGGTACGATTTTAGATGATGATATGTCCGCTGATTACAAGGTGCGTTTTATAAATGTGGCGTGGGCGGTTGCATGTAGGGGAATTTCCCTTATCGAAGAGAATAATGCTCAAGTCAAGGCTCCCACATTGGTTTTATAAGGATTCCCCATGAAACCTATACAATCTACTCTGAAATTGATTTACGATGCGCTACGCCCGTCCTACGAAGGACAGCCGAAGAAAATTGTTTATGAAGAAATAGCGCGGCGTGTTAACGATCTTGCCGGAAAGACTTGGACGTGGAGATATATACAGAGCGTTTTGTCCGGTACAGTTTCTCCAAAGGAGGAGTTTGTTCGTGTCGTTACGGTGATAGCTGAAAGTTTACATGGCGAGGGGGTAATGGTTGGTACTGAGGATGTTGTTGTTCGTGCAAAGTTTGGTACCTTGCACAGTGGGGCTGTTGTTTTAGCCTCCAGTAAACCCTGTAAGAATCCATCGTGTACGGTTTATTTTGTCCCAAAGCAGAGCGGTCAAAAGTATTGCTCGCAGGCTTGCCGTAAACATAATTGGTGGCTTCGTAAGCAAGTAAAGATGTCTAATATATTATTAGAGGAGAGTAAAGAAAATGTGTGAAGAAAATGATGATAGTTTTGCTAAGAAAATATGTGGTCTTTTTGATAGCATGATCAAAGCTCGTCCGGTGCCTGTTGAGGTAGTTTTCAACCCGCCGCATACGATTATTAACTGGAGCGATGGAGACAAGACTATCGTCAAGGTACGCGAAGGCGAGAAATTTGACGAGCATGTTGGTTTCTTGGCTTGTGTTGCTAAAAAGTATTTTGGCGGTCACAATGCCTACAAGAAACTTATTGAAAATGCTGTTAGGCAAAATAAGGTCAAATAACATGTCGACAACGATTGAGTGGGCTAGTAACCCGGATGGAACACGAGGTGAGTCTTTGAACATGGTTTTTGGTTGTACAAAGAAATCAGCCGGATGTACAAACTGCTACGCTGAACTTATGGCAAAGCGTTTGAGGCATATTGGTAATAAGAATTATCAAACAGCAACCGATGATAAAGGTTGGACCGGAAAGGTAAGTTTTGACCCTAGTGTAGCCGAAAAAGTTTCTAAGTGGCGAAAGCCTCGGACAGTGTTTCTCAATTCAATGAGTGACACCTTCCACGAAGATTTAGACGATAGAGCTATTTTCAATATGCTTGGAATGATAGCAAAACACCCAAAGCATACGTTCATTTTGGTAACGAAACGCGCAGAACGAATGAAAATTATGGTGAATCGCTATGTGAATGTTTATTGTCATGGGGATCCTCTTCAAAATATGTGGTTGTTAGTATCGGCTGAAAACCAAAAAACAGCCGATGAGCGCGTGTTGTTTTTGATAGCAACTAAAGCTATTGTCCGTGGGATCAGTGCAGAACCATTATTAGGGTTTATTAACTTTGGTTTTGATGGAATAGTGCCAAGTACAATATCAAGAGCATACAGACCCGTCTCTGATTTTATTGACTTTGTGATCGCCGGCGGAGAAAGTGGCAACAACGCAAGATCGGTTAATCCAAACGCGTTTCGTAACATCAGGGACCAGTGCGTAGCAAGCGAAGTAAAGTTTTTCTTTAAACAGTGGGGAGCGTATGCCCCGCTTGGAGAAATCAGTGGTCTTGGAGAAAAAAACTTCAACTCTAGGCGCTATCATATTTTTGATAGTAATGAGAAAGTTTTTTACAACGGAAAGAAAAAGAACGGTCGCCTTCTTGATGGTAGAGAGTGGAACGAGAGACCAGAATTCGGATGTAGATAGCACACTGAAAAAGAAAAGAGATCCTGTTCTCTCAAGTGCTTATTTTAGAGAACGTGAAAACGCCATAACTGCCTGAATGGTTTTCATGAAAACGAC